CAGGTATGAAAGGTGAGAACGATATTTCTGCTTATGATACCAGTAACTCGAGGCTTTTCATGCAAACTGAAGTTGATTTCTGTGCCTTGTGTGGTGCCCCTGTGGCTGTACTGCAGTTAATGTATGGAAATGTAAATGTACGTGGTTGGACATCAAAAGGAATTAAATATTCATGTCCCGGCACAAGGAAGTCAGGTGATCCTTATACAAGTGTTTTTAACTCTATGTGGAACGCTGTTTGTCATTGTTATTTGTATTGCAAACAAATGCGTTGTTCATTGTTGGAATTAAAAAATTCAAGTAATTTGTTAATGTTGGTCCAAGGAGATGATAATGCATTATCCATTGTTGGGCCTGTACCTGACTTTCAAACTGGAATGGCCACCTTGGGCTTCGAGGCAAAATTTATTATGCGTGCCAGTCATTTGGATTTGGAGTTTTGCTCAAATAGAATATATCCAGTTGAGGAAGGGTACGTTTTTGGACCCAAACCAGGCAAAGTAATTCAAAAATTGGGGTTTTACATTAATCCCCCTCACGTCAAGCAGGTGTCTCGTGAGTCGATGGTTCGGGGTACGGCAATAGGGTTGATTGCTGCCTGTTGGCACATAGAACCATTGAAAATGTATTTACAGCGGCTGCTTGATCTTACTAAGGGTCATAATTCTTATAAGCAGCCCTTTGAGGAATGGAAAATGAAGTATGTTAAGTGTACACCCACATTAGCCACTCAATCCGCTCTTTATGAACAAATTGGGTGGAGTCCTCAATTAAGAGAATTTTTTATCAGTTCTCTCAACTCCACTGAGCTGGGTGGAGATCTATCTGGTATGGTAACACAATTTATCTGTGATAGAGATACTACAGCTTTAAAACAATTTTAGGTGATTAGCTTGGGCATGCCACCGACTTTAATACCTCAGGGTAAAATAATAAAAATCGAAAATGAACTTAGAAATTTGTATGAATAAACATAGTCTTCGTCAAGTAGTAATAGAAAAGTTTATAGTAAAGGATTATAGTTGCCACTCAACAGTTTCGCATCTGTTGTGGCTAAATTAGAGATTATTAAACACTGTCTCGAGAGTCCTGTAGAATCGTATGAGTACAGTATGGATCGAATGTGGGCGACAAATAAATATGAAAGTTTAAAGTAATGCAATTAGTTTTCGAAGTTAGCAATAGCAATCCTGTCAACATAGAATGTAGTAAGACTAGCCCCGTTAATCGCTGTTCTAGCAAACATCACAATAGCCTCCTATGTTACAAAATAGGCCCCTTTTGAAATGCCGTCTAATAATAAAAAATCTATCAAAAAAGATATTAAAAAAATTAAAAAATTAGTTAAGAAAAGCTCAACAAGAGCGATGCGCCCCATGAAAGCTGGTGTGCGCAAAATGCGTGGACGCGGAGGGTTTTTCTCCGATGTTAAAGATTTCTTTTCCAAGAAATTTGAAGGAACAGACCAAACTATTGGTAATATGGGATTGAGTACCTTGGGTTCTGGTATTGCGGCTTCCTTTGGTATCCCACCTGAGTTAGGACGAGAAGCGGGGTCCCTGTTGTCTCGCGTTCTTGGCCTTGGGTCCTATCATATTTCACGTAATTCACTTATGGAAAATGGTGGTGGTGCAGTGGAAACAACACCGTGTGTTGCTAGACCACCGTCGTTCGGTTCAACGGGGACTGGATCGGACATTATTTTTTCCCATTCTGAATTTGTTACTGACATAGTCAGTTCAACGAGTTTTAGTGTTCAACAATTTATCAACAATCCTGGTAACCCAATATTGATGCCATGGGCTTATCAAATTGCACAATTATACGAAGAATTTGAATTTTTGGGTTTGCTTTATGAGTGGCGCCCAACTTCTGCAACTGCAGTTGGTACCACCAATTCCGCTATGGGTGTGGTCATCATTGCTACGGAGTATGATGTGTATGATGCTGGTTACACTAGCAAACGACAAATGGAGGCATCTGAGTTTAGCAGTTCAGCCGTTCCATACCAGCGATTTCTCCACCCCATTGAGTGTGATCCCAAAAGAAATGTGTTACCCAGATGCTTTGTTGCACCTGGAGCAACTAATACTAACAATTTGCCCGGTGACGACAGGTTTTATGTACCATCAGTCACATCCGTGGCAACGCAAGGCCAGCAAACATCTGGACAAATTATTGGTGAGTTGTGGGTTACTTACCAAATGAGATTGTCCAGACCTATTCTGGAAAACTTGTCAGGCACGAATTTTTCTCAGCACATTGTGCTGGGATCAACAGCTGCTGGAGTACCATCAATCATTGCTAACCAGGCTTATGCTGGTCAAGCATTTACCGCAGCTGTTTCTGGAACAACTACCAATCAAGTGTTAACACTAGCCGTGTCAAGCGTGGCTGGGAATTACGCTCCTTTAGGCAGGTTCCTAATATCAATTACTTATACACCTAATAACAATGCCACAACAGCCGCTTGGATATCACCAACACAGTCCTTAATTGGTACTGCTGGTAATGTAACGTTCCCATTCTTACAGTCAAGGAATGGAATTCAAGATGTTACACTATTAGCTGATGGTGGAGCGGGAAACAATTTGTTCTATTTGGATGGAGGGGGTACTGCCGGAGCCAGTGGTACCACCATCTGCCAATTTAACACTGTTGCTGACATATTGCAATTTCCGTTGTTGTCATCGACTACTTATGCATCCACAATGGATGTGTTCATAGTTCCTGTCAACACTTTAATTTCAGCAAAACGACCGTCTGATTTGCGTATGGAGGAAAGGATTCGAAGTGAAGTCCAAAAGAGATTCGCAAATCTTAATGTTCGCACAGAATTTGACGATGATGTCGATGAATGTGGTGAACATATTAATGCCTCTGAGTGTCTGCAGGTGAAAGAACCGGATGAGACGCAATGTCCTCCAGTTTACACCAAACCCGCAACCTCAGTTAAAACAACACCTCGTCCACGATGAGCTGTTGTACCACCTTCATGGTGATGCCTCCAACCGTTTAGTTGGAGACCCTAGGGGCGTTCGCAAGATAGTTTGTGAGAAAGCCTAGGTACCCGCAGAGGGCAAAACATATTTTTATATATACA